CCGATTCCATCTTGAATTGCTTGAAGTGATGAAGTAATACCAGTTGTGGAATCGGCTAATTTTAATAATCCCTGGTATGTGTTCTGTATTTGTTGTCCTGTTAAAGTAGACATAATTTATATTTTTATATTTCTTTAATTTATTGTTGAACCTGAAGGATTTACTGGTGGGTTATACTCCACTAAAGTCAAATCTTTTATCCAAATATGGTCTGGATAAATTGAGGCGTTTATTTCTTGTTCTGAAATTATCCAAGGCAAAGTATCACCACTCAATCTTGGATTGAAATACCAATCAGGTTGGACTAATTGTCCTACCAAACTATCCTTTTCATTTATGGTAAGTGCTGCAACTAATTCCATTTTAATAAGTGTTTCGGTTTAATGTCGTTTGGAAAGTGTTTATTATAGATGATAAAGTTGATTGTTGAGAATCTGAAAGTGATTTTCCAATACTGTACCAACAATATCCTCTATTGTTATATGCTTCTGTAACTTGATTGTCAATTCTTCTCGCTCCAAAGACATAAGTGTTTGATGTTCTTGAAGTAGATGCGGTTGCTGCACTTGTTGAGAATGAACCATTTGTAAATGATTTTTCACTATTAGAAAGTGGTCTATCAACAACATAAAGACCAGCACCTGTGTTAGCTGTATAAGTCGAAGAGATGTAACCAGAGTTAGCTCTATGTGCAGACGCACCAAATGTTGTCAACTCATTTACATACATTGCTGACCTTGTGTTTGCTGATGCTGAACCAACACCACAATCTATATTACCATTCGAATTTCTCACGAAAGAATAAATTGCCTGATGGTAATCATTTAATAATGTATTCGTGTCAGCGTATCCCGTTTCAGCATAAGCATTTGTTCCATTACCCGTAGCACCACTATTACTGAAAGTCCAACCTCCGTTGAAAGTTAAATCATTTGTTCCAGGATTTCTTCCGTTGACCTTCATTCCACCTGAATTACCACCCAGCATCGGATAGAAAATATCCAATTTGTCCCAAAGGTTATTAGCCATAATATCTCTGAACATCGTAATCGTTGCACCTGAAATTGTTGAAGTTAAACCTGTTCCACCTCCTGCTAATACCGCTGCCAAATAAGTTTCCGCTTCAGTTGTACCACTCACAAACGATGTAGATGGTGTTATTGAAGGAGTCGGAGTCGGGGTTGAAGTATTGGTATTAGTTGGGGTCATCGTGTTAGTCGGAGTCATAGTATTAGTAGGACTCGGAGTCGGTGTTGGAACATTTACACAATCGTTCCAAAGTGTAGAATCATTTTCCCAATTATCATTATTCGTGTCCCAATAACAATCTATTATTGGTGTTGAAGAAGGTGTAATTGAAGGAGTCGGGGTTGAAGTACTTGTAGGAGTGAAACTCGGCGTAGGTGTGGGAGAAACAGGTATTGGAGAAGATGAACTTTCATTTATTCCGTCCATTTGTTGAACATTTGGTGGAACTTTATTTTCGTATCCATCTATTCTTTTGAACCTTGACCTTTTTACATCCCAACTATCAAAAGCATTAGCATTTAATGGAGTTTTTGATTTCCCCTCAACTTGTTTTTGGGGAGAATAATATGTCTTCATTTTACCGAGAACACCCCATGTTCTCTTGTCTATATTTTTTCTCATTAGGAAATAGTGGCTAAAATAAAGGGAGAGCGAACCCTCCCTTTATTATTATTTTTAACAAACACAATTTGACAAAGAAAGTCCCACAAGAGTTGAAGCAAGTGTACCAGCAAGTTTTTTAGCTGGTTCTTTTTCAAAACCTTCAAGAACAATCGTGTATCCGTAGCGGTCTGCAAATGCAGTTCCCGTTTCCGCAGTGCCCGTTTGGAGTGCGAGACCGAAATCTTCACCCAAATAGAAAATATCACCTTCATTTGTCTCAACAAATACCTTCATGTCGGTATTTTGAGCCAAGAGTTTAATTTGATTTCTGGTAGATTGTTGTAATTTTAAGAACACCAAGTTTACAACTTGATTGTATACAACTGTACCATTTTCTAAACTCGCTTGGATTGTCTCAACAAAGTTAGATGTATTTTTTTCAACTTGGAATTGATAAACAGTTCCACCTGTAGCACCTACTGTAAGGATTTCTTGGTCTCCATTTTCTGTGGTACCAGTAACACAACCAGCGACGATATAAACATTTTTTACACCACCGACCGCATCACGACATCCTTTACAAACCGAAGATGATACATAACAAGATGAAAAACTCATAACTTTTGTTTTTAATTTTTTGACTTTTCAAGTCCGTTTATTATGTTAAACCATTTGTGATTACAAAATTAGGCCATGCTAATTGCACACCAATTTTGAAATTACATCTCAATCTAACTTCATCAAAATCAACTGAATAGAACATTTTAAGATTGTCCATGTCGCCCATAAGGTCAACTCCTGCAACTGCGTATCCTGCCGGCATCAATACCACAAGATTTGAGTTTAACAGGCCTCCTACTGGATGAACCAAAATGTTCGTAGCAGGATGGAATGTTTTGAAATCTTCATAAGACCCTTCAGGATTGAAGTGATAGTAGTTCGCTGTTCTGTAGTTGATTAAATACTTACGATAGTTTGCGTGAGACATAAATACAACCCAGTCAGTTCTGTTTACCACATCATCAGGGATTTGCTCAATAAGATTATCAATTTGTGATAATGCTGTAGTTGAAGATAATGCAGTTTGACCAGTTACCACGATACCACCAGTTACGGTAGTTGTTCCTGTTCCTTGTTGAGCTACTAACTCTTTAATTCCAGAGAAACAAGTTGTCGCTGATGAAGCACCCCAAATTGTATTTTCTACATATTGAGAAATCTGAGCCACTTTAAGCTCTGATATTTGCTGCTCAAACGGTACTGTTTCTGGTGTTGAACCAGGAGTAAGTAATTGACCCAACCAATAGTTATTCAAATCAGCAGGACATAATGTCTCGTTGATTTTATATTGACATACTGTGATGTCTCTTTGTGTGTAGATAGTGCTTCCACTTGGAGACCATCCACAAGTACCATCCTGTACATAAAGGTCAGAGTTAAGCAAGTTGATAGCTTGTGAGCCCTTGACACCTGGTTGTACCTTTATAATTTTGATGGTTTCACTTTCCAAAATTGCTCTTCTAATCAATTCACCACCAACTTCGTCTGTGTAAGTTCCGAGTGATGAAAGGTTGAAAGAAAAGTCATACTTTTTGTTTGCCATTTTCTTTAATATTTGTTTATTAGTTTATTATTTGAAACCTTGTCTAATCTTCACTAATTGAGCGATATAATCGTCTTTAGCTGCGTTTAGTTCTGTTTGGATTTGGTTATTACCAACTCTCAAAGGTTCTCCTGCGGGTTCCTTCGCAAACTTGGAGACCTTCTTTTTCATTTCTTCTTGGTCTGCAACGATGGTATCAATTTTATCTTTGATTTCACCGAGTACAGCCATTACTTCTTTTTTGAACCCTTCCATATTGTCGTTGCCTTGAGATAAAGCAGGTGTAGTCATACCCATCTCTTCTTCAACTTCTTTTGCTTCTTCAGCAGGAAGTTCAACATTTTCTCTTTCTGTGATTTTTCCGTCTTTAGTCATAATCTTTATGAGAACTTCTTTACCTTCACTATCTTTGAGCTTTAATTCATGCTCTCCGTCTGGTGCTGGCATTTCTTTCCCATCAGGACTTACAACTTTAACTTCTTCACCGACATCAAATGTTGGAGATTTTACAACTGTGCCATCCTTTAGCATAGCTTCTACGAAGTTTTGTTTTTGTTCCATATTGTCGTAATTTATTTTTTGGACTTTGCCGTCCTTGATTGTTATTTTGGTTGTATCATCTAACTCAAACTCACCATCAGGTGCTGGTATTTGTCCGTCTTTATTGATAATATAAATAGGTTCACCAACACTCAAATCACCTTCAGTAATGATTTCATCACCACTTTCTTTGATTTTATAGGAGTTGAACTTATACAAACCAAGTAGTTTATTTATTCTTCTGATTGCATCTTGGTAATTCATACAATTTGTTTTAAGATATCTTTAATTTCATCAAGTATTTCTGTGTCGTGATTGAACTTTGCTTTTTCAAGAAAATAACCTTGAACGGAAAATCCATTTAGTTTACCATCTTTGACTTTTTGCCAAATTGAATCGTCTTCTATCTTCATAGAAATCATCCAAGTACCTTTTGGATAATCCATACCGAAAACTTGTTGTTTATCTTTTTCAGGGTCATCAACAATCCAACTTTCAACCACAGATACTCCATTTAGGAACTTTCTTCCGTGTTCAATATTATTTTTATCCAAGAGTTTTTCTTGCATATATTTTTGTTGGAGTTTTTTGATTGTTTCTGCGGTAAAGTACACATAGTATACCTCACCAGTAATTTCATTTCTACGGATAATCATTTTATCAGGAACCATAGCAGGCCCGACAACCATTTTTTCTTCCATAGAAAACACAGAAAAACTCATCTCGTTTCTTATGGAGTTCAACTTGTCTGCTGCCCAATTTATTCCTGTATCACCACCCCATCCTAACCACGCAACATAACCCTTGTCTTTCCAAGGCGTATCCTTGAACTCGGGTGATACTTCACTATTCTTTTTATGTCTTTGGAAACCAGACATTCTGGCAATTGTTTCTTCACTTATCTTTTCACCCTTACATAATTGGTTTGCTCTTATCCAACCTACTTGGGTCATTCCCTTTACTTCGTCTCCGTG